GCAGCTCGCGTTGAGTTGCAGACTCAGACGGAAAAGCTAGGTCTCACAGGAGGCTCAGTTGAGCTCATCGGAACGCTGGTAAACCCAGTTAACATTTCCACCAAGTCCACACTGAAGGTATCTGAACTCGGCAGAGATCAGGTGTTTGGCCCATGCCCAACAGCACCAGCAGTGCTGCGTGCTAAGGAGGTTGATGGTGTCATGGTGGAACCCATGGTGCAGGGGTTGAAAGCTTATCAAAGCTCTCTCTTGTATCGTGATCCAAGTGACCTTGAGCCTATTGTGAATCTGGCAATGAAGCGACACTGGGAGGTCACTAAACATCACACACGTGACCTGTTGACTTTCCCAGAAGCTATTGTTCCGCCAGAGAACATGAAGCTCAAACCCATTAACCGACACACGAGTGCTGGGTGGAAATACCAGCAATATGTGTCAGCGAAGACACCTGGAAAGACTGCCTTCTTTGGGAAGGAGGGGCCAATTGAGATGGATGAAGGTAACGATGCCTTTCGCGTCCTGAAGGAAGACACCCGCCTTATCGTGCATAGTGCCAATCGCGGAGAGCGCTTGGGTCATTTGTGCACTGATTTTCTCAAGGACGAACTCCGACCTTTGGAGAAGGTGGAGACGTTGAAGACTCGAGTGATTTCAGGCACACCCCTGGATTACACCATTGCAGTGCGCATGTATTTCGGCGCGTTTTTGGCAGCTATGTTCGATACATATGTTGCCAATGGAATGGCACCAGGATTGAACCACTATAAGGAGTGGGCTGACCTTGTTCACAACCTTCAGGAGGTGAGCGGTCGTAATCAGGACGGAGATTTTGATCTCAAGGTCTTTGATGGAGACTTCTCACGATTCGATGCCAGTGAACAGCCATGGGTGCATAGTGCCATTTTGGCCTATGTCAACAAGTGGTACAGGCATAACAATCCACGTTGGCGCCAAGAGGATGAGACAGCACGGAACGTGCTATGGCTTGATCTTGTGCATTCGCGCCACATTTGTGGTGTGGGGAGCTCGCTCAAATATGTTGTGCAGTGG